AAGTATTTCTCTCAAAAATTTATCTTCACCAAGAAGTTTTACATCTTCATTTAATTCATCACAAGATCCAAAATATTTTTTCCAATCACTTTCTTTTGTTTTTCTTCTACCAGTCTTTTTATCCTTTCTTCTTGTCCAAAAAGATTTTTTGCCAACATATTTTCTATCATTCGTCAAATTTGTTATTAAATAAACAAATCCCTCTATACCTTTGGGTGCTTCAGTAAAGTCTTCTTCGTTATATCTCCAAGACATGAAAATACTTTCTATCATAAAACTATTTATACTGAAAGTATTTTTTGAGACACCTTGCAAAAATTTTGAACTAGTGGTATAGTACCATCATATATAATTCTATTGTTATGGTAACTTTGGAAGACACTCTGAAACAGACGCATGACTGGGCAGTTGACAGACTGCACATCCTCTGTGACATGAAGACGGATGATGTGCTAAAATCTGTAGAAGATGCTCATGCGATTTAGTCAGAGTTTGCCGAATGGTTAGACCCTAATCTTGAGGATCATAAAATTTACCCACTCGAATATCTTGGAGACAATGATTAAATCACTTTTTGGAATTGGACTTCTTGCAAGTGTAGTTGCAATCCCTTCCCCGGAACCTGAACAAATCAAAGCAAAATTAGAACCAGAACCTGTAGAAGAAATTATTATAGAGGAAGAGACTTGGAAGTGTCCTAGTTGTACTCCCAATGAACAAGTTGTTCTAGCAGCACTACAGGAGCACACAAAGATCTCTGATCGTAATGCTCTTGCTACAATCATGGGAAACATTCAGCAAGAATCTAAATTCATTGCTAATATCTGTGAGGGTGGTGCTCGTGTTTCTTATGAAAATTGTTTGAGAGGTGGTTATGGATTAATTCAGTGGACTTCTATCAATCGATATAGAGGACTTGGAAACTTTGCAGTAAAGTATGATTGCAATCCAAGTGAATTAGATTGTCAGGTCCGTTGGATGATTAATGAACCTATCTTCCAAAGAGTTCTTCCACAATTTGAAGGTGGTGGACAAACGGTATCTTATTACATGAGACCCGCATACTACTGGTTAGGGTGGGGTATCAAAGGTAATAGAGAACTTTATGCATATGATTATAGTAAAAAATTAGCGTGGGCTTGACAAAACTGAATATACCCTCTATAATATGAGGATATCAAATGCTTCAGTAACTCAGTGGAATAGAGTAACGCTCTTCTAAAGCGTGAGCCGTTGGTTCGAATCCAACCTGAAGCGCTTAGCACTAGTGGCGGAATGGTAGACGCAGCAGACTTAGAATCTGCCGCCGAGAGGCGTGGAAGTTCAAATCTTCTCTGGTGCATCGGGCGATTAGCGCAGCGGTAGCGCAGTAGATTTACATTCTATTGGTCGGGGGTTCAAATCCCTCATCGCCCATTAACTTCTAGAGGTTAAATGCTAAAAAATGTTATCTGTAAGATGCAAATGTTGTGGTGTAGAACTCGTGTCTCACCCCACTAAAGTTAAAGCATGTGGTTGTAATAATACAACTACTGTTGTTGGTGACAAAATTACTGCAGTAGATTTGTCACAAGTTTTGTTATTAAATTTTAACAATATTAGAAAGAAAACTCAAATACTATCTGATATTGACCTAAAATATCAAGAAGAACGACGCAAACGCAAAGTTCGTAAAATTGATTTTGAAGAACGTTGATCTTATAAATCAATTCTTTACAAGGAAGAATGGCAGAGTGGTTGATTGCACCAGTCTTGAAAACTGGAGGGGTTAGTAGCCCCCGCGAGTTCGAATCTCGCTTCTTCCTCCACGGGCATTAGCGCAGTTTGGTGGCGCGTTCCGTTTGGAGCGGAGAGCTCTCCCGGAGAGGTCATAGGTTCAAATCCTATATGCCCGACTTGGATATATAATATTCCAACTAAATTATTATGAAAATTTTTCTAGATACTGCTAACTACCAAGATATTGCTGAACGATATAAAACTGGTCTTATATCTGGCATTACTACTAATCCTTCTCTTGTTCGCAAGGAAGGATGTGATTATTATGAGTTTATTAAAACACTAGCAAATAACTTTGCTTTTGAAAGTATTTCTGCCGAAGTTCCAGGCGAGTCTTCTTTTGAAATGCTATGTCATGCTAGTAAATTTAGAGATATTGCACCCAATATTACTATTAAACTTCCTCTTACTAAAGAAGGTCTAATGGCATGTAAACAACTTACAGATCAAGGTGTTACTACTAACGTTACTCTTTGTTTCTCTGGCGCTCAAGCAGTTATGGCTGCACTAGCAGGTGCTACATATGTTTCTCCATTTGTTGGACGTTGTAACGACAACTCTTTCAGTGGTGTTGAGTTAATTCGTGCTATTAGTAGTTTGTATAGTGTTCAAAAAGTAAAAACTAAAGTTCTTGCTGCTAGTCTACGTGATGTTCATCATGTATCTCGTAGTCTATTATATGGTGCTGACGTAGTTACTTTGCCTTGTGCAGTATTTGATAAAATGTATGATCATGTTTTGACCCGTGAGGGTCTTGAAATATTCAACAACGACTTCAAAGAAATACAATGACATTTACAATTTATTCAAACTCAGGATGTCCTTATTGCGAAAAATTTAAATCTGTAGTAGAATATGAAGAACTACAGCATGTAGTTTATGAACTAGATAGAGACTTTTCACGTGAAGAGTTTTATGCTGAGTTTGGAGAAGGTGCTACTTTCCCACAAATTGTTCTTGACGATTTACATCTAGGTGGTTGTCAAGAATCAATACGTTATATGCAAGATAAAAAAATTTGTTGTGTGCCATGATTGAAATTACTGTAGAGCAATTTGAAAAAAACTTTGATAAGTACATGGATGCTATTGAAGCAGGTGAAAAGTTTTTAATTCGTAAAGAAGATGGTAGAGCAGTAGTTGCTGTGCCAGATGGAGAACTTGAAAATATTGCTGAGACTATAGAAGTAGATGATTGGCGTTATGTAATGTCTAATCACGATGATGCATGTTAAAAAAATAATAAAAAAATACGTTAATCTTATTAAACGTATTCCAGAAAGACATTACTGGTCAATCTTTATTATTCTGTCTCTCTATTTTGTCGTTCCGATGAGTGAGATTACAGTAACAATAGCAGCAATATTATTTTTCAAGTTTGAAAACAGAATCAGACCTTTAATTGCTAAAATAATTGCTCCTTTACCAGATTGGTTAAAGTATGGCGGTAGTGTTATATTTTTTCTTGTAATGATTGATGACACGTTATTTTACTTTGCTCTTATTGCATTAGCATTTTGGAGCAGCAAACAAGTCAAAAAAGAAAGTGGCACATACCTCCCAGATGGAGAGGATGATGTGCTATAATTACTTTATAGAAACATACATCCATGATCAAACCAACTGTTATTCTTGAGCGCTCTCCTTATCGTTATGTTCAGTGCGGTATGCTAGAGATCAACGGTAAACCAGACTACCGTATTCAAAAATACCATGAGTGGAAAAAGAAATACTTTGACATGTATTTCCTTGACAACCAAATGCAACTTGATACTTGTCTTGAAGATCCTGAATATGTTAAGTGGCTTGATCCAGATTCAGAGGTAGGTGCTTATCGTAAATTCAATTCTGTGAGAAATCCCTATGTCAATTAAGTCCCATCTTGAAAAAGCAGAAGATTCTGCACGTCAAGCACTTATCAACGCTCTTGCTGAGGGCGAAGATTATTATCTCACTGACCTCTTTAATTTACTAAATGATGTTCGTGAGTTAAATCAAAAAGTTGGTAATACTATTCGTTTTACTGACAACTCAACACAATGGGAAAGTGACAGACTTGAATACAACTTCAATCTGTCGTCTGATTATCTCAATCGTCCTGGTGGTGATATGGATTCCCTAGATAACGTTCTTGATTTCCCTAAAGGAGACATTGTTATCAATAAATCTGATGATGGTGATATCACATTCATTTAGTCTCGGTAAGACTCTAAACTAGCCCTGGTGCGGGTGATGTTCTCGCCGCCTGGTTTCTACATTCCAGTTAAAGATGTAGTGGTGGTGCCAGACCCATTCCGTGTGGTTGTTTTCTTGTTTAGCAACTGAAATAATAAAACAAGTGGCGTGCATGTGTCTTGGGAGATTGACCTCTCCCATTTTCTGCGGGTGTAATTCAGTGGTAGAATGTCTGCCTTCCAAGCAGTTCGTCGTCGGTTCGAGTCCGATCACCCGCTTTTTATAAATACAAAAGAATAAAATTATAGGTTTGATGGGAAGCTATGTCCCTAGTAAAGACTAATCAACTAACTAATTTAGATAATGATGGACAGGTTGAAGTCCTAGAAGGATTAAGAATTAATACATCAAAAACATTATCAGTTTTAGGACCACTTGCTGATAAAGATGGAGACTTAGGAGAACCTGGTCAAGTATTACTATCAACATCAACTGGAGTTAACTGGGGTTCTCCAACTGATATAAACACTAATTACTTCTTATCTTTATTAGATGGTTCTACTTCTAATTCTGTAACTATTAGACTTTCTGATAGTAATGCAGTAACAGATGACGTTAATTTTCTAGGAGATTCAAACTTAAATTTATCTAGAACTGGTGATACACTTAATATAGGTTTAGTACAAAATATTAGCACAACATCGGACGTTACATTTAACAGTGTTACTTCTAGTGGATCATTAATAACATCTGATTCTCTTGAAAGATCCAATACAAATGCAAAAATTACATGGGATTCAACTGAATCTAGGTGGCAATTTACAAATGATGGAATTGTTTTTTACAATTTTATTACCCCATCAGAAACTTTATATGATGTTGCCAGTCAATACGGTTCTTCTGGAGATGCAACACAATATGAAGTTTTAGGAGTACAGTCTATTAATGAAAATTCTCAAACGTATTTAAGAGTACAATTAGATAGTGTTTCTAGTTTTAATACTTTACAACAAGTAAAAATATTTGGTGCTACTACTACACCTGTTAATGAGTTGCCTACTGCTCCTATAGGATCTACAGTTCAGGGTATATATGAAGAAGCTTTATTTAATAATGTTAATATTCCAAAGTCTTTTTATGTTTATATTTTTGCATCATTTAGATTAGATACTGGTGATATTAGTGACTACAGTCAATATAATACTGCAGTAGAAAACCTTTCTTCAAATCAAATGAACGAAGGTAATTATAATTTGTTGAACATTACTAGAAATGCTGGGAATGGTTTGTTAGTTTATAGAGCAGAGTTTGATACTGCCAATGAAGCTAATATTGCAATCAATAGTCAAAATAAACCACAGTTCAAATTGGTTCATGTACTAGGACCAAAAGAATTTGATAATGGATTGACAACATCGTTTAAAGATTACTGTGAATATGATATTTCTTTGTGGTCAAGAAAGAATCCTGATGGTAGTTACAAAGATGATACAGTTCATTTTCCATTAACACCTCCAGCATCTCCAAAGAGAGGATGGACTCTTGCTTCTCTAAGAGAAGTTAATAGAACAGCAAGTACAATAACCCTTGATGTTCCTGAATTAGTTCAAGATACTAGTGGATATACAATTTATCTGTATCATGATGACACTCGTGCATTACAGAATGCAATTGATGCTGTCTATGCTGATGGTACAAAGTTTTTAATTGTTCCAGGTGGAACTTATCTCATTGATCAAATTAAACTTCCTACCACATTTACTCTTCGTGGACTAGATGACAGTACAGTTTTTACAAAGCAGCACTGGTCAACTGGCAATTTGTCTTCGTCTCAGTTAAGTGGATTGCAAAATGCTATGTTTATCGGAAAAGATTACGACGCTACACAACCACAAGAAACATGGGGATTAAAGAATTTTAGTTTGAGAGACATGTTGATTGATGGAAATTCTGAGAATCAAATTTTATATCCATCTAGTGATTTAGGAGTTGAAAGTAATAATGCACTATTGGCATTTCCTAGTAGTGAGTTTGTAAGACTACAAAATGTAAAAGTTAGGAATGGATATGGTCCAGCAATTTATGCAGAAGGGTCATTGAATTTTTCTCTCTTTGGTTCTTATTTTATTGATGGAATGGATACAGAGAGATATGAAACTCCTTGTGTTTTAATGTCATCTACTGAAAATACTACCATAAACAATACTACTTTCCAAAACTATCCAGGAGAAATAGATCTTACTACTGGAAAAGTTATTTCAATGACTGGTTGTGTTGTTAGAAATTGTGGATCTGGTATTAGAATTTATGGATCTGTAAATACTGATGTTATTGATAACATCATTCTTGGACCTGCAGACGAATTTATTCCAGTTCCTGACCTATATGATAGTGATTATGATGGTGTTAATATTTCTGTAACTCCAGGAATAGAAACTCAAACACCAGTCTATCAATATCAACAAGATGGAGAACCAAAAGATCTTACTAATACAGTAGTAAACTTTGAAATATATAATGCTACCGTTTCTAATGGAGTAGAAACTGTTGACTTTAATAATCAACTTACTTCAGTACAATTTCAAGAATTCAATCCACTTGATGCTAATCTAAATCCACTTGATGATAAAACTCTAGGTCAAATTAGATTTAAATTGCCCATAGATCAAACTAATAATATACCAACAACTACACCTAGCAATTATCTTGTTTATAGAATTGTTGGTATTGATTATACTACATTAGGAAGTGATATTAATAATGTTGTTGGGACAGGAATAACATCTGGAGGTAATCCCAACACTTATGATGTTAATATTACTAACGAAGCAGTATATAATTCTTTAGCAGTTGGTGATTACATAAAACTAGTATCTCATGATTATAATCCAAATCCATCTACAGAGGTTTGGAGAATTGAAAGTAAAGTCGCATCTCCAGAATTTAAAATATCTTTGATTCCATACATAGAATTATCTGATGGAACGTTAAATCCAGGTAGTGGACTTATTAGTGTTAGCGCTAATCCATTGCAACCAACAATTGGTGGTGGATACTTACAAGTAAGACAAAATTATGTTATTGCAAAAGGAGTAGTTTCTGTAGTTCAATAGAGAATTATAAATACTCCAAGACACTTAAGCATTTGCTATAAAGATTAGGAGCAAAAATGGCAGCTGTAAATAATAATTCATCTGTTGTTGTTATTGGAAGGACTACACCAGTTCCTTCAGGACAACAAACTTCAGCAAAATCACTTCCTGTAGTTATTGCAAGTGATCAATCTGCAATTCCAGTAGAGGAGCAGAATAAACAACAATCTGAAGTTGCTCTATCTTTATTAGGTATTCCAAGATCTGAAGTTGCTCTTGGTATTTTTGCAGACGTTAACACATATGATGTCAACCCTACAGAATGGACATCATTTCCTGAGCAATTTACATCATTAAATCAATATGGTCCAGATGGCAGCACTCTTCTAGAAAAGTATGAAGGATATGGTGGCAATCAAGACTGGGGTCTGACGCATATTGCTGAAGAAGCAGGTGCTATGATTGAAGCACCTTCTGATGAATACTCTATCCTTACATCAAAAAGATTTTTTAGATACCAACCAGGACGTGTCTCTGCTGCTACGTTTGGTGTTAAAATTAATCGTGGTCCATATAGTATTACAAAAAACGATCCAACATTTGACTCTGTTAGAAACCAAGCATTAAAGAAATATGGTATTTTTGACAAGTTTGATGGGTATTATTATGAGTCAAGAAATGATGGTTATGGGGATAACTTTGCTTGTGTAAGAAGAACGCAATCTATCATCAGAGATAATCCTTTACCTTTTAGTTCTAGCGCTGATTATCAATCGCAAGATTATGCTTGGGCTGGTGTTCCTCAGGTTGAATCGGAAACGCCAACCTATCCTCATGCATACGAAGTATTAAAAGCAAACAAAAGATTTCTTCAAGAAGTAGCGGCAGATTTTATTAATACTGAAACAAATTCTTTGGATGGATTGGATGTAGACGCTGGAGGAACTGCTCCTAGTGTTTATCAACCAACTGCTGCTAATTATGATCCTGCCACAGGTAATTTAACACTCACTATTACTAATGGACATGGACATCAAATTGGAGATACTGTTGTTCTTCAACCAGATTCTCTAAGATTTACATGTACTAGTGGACCTACTATAAAATCTTATCCTAGAGCAAGTGGAGAAAATGGAATTGGTATTGGCACAAGTACAAGTGATAATAGAGGAAAACCAGACCCAGCATATAATAATGATTTGAAAATTATTGCTGAAACTGCAAGTACAATTACTATTAATGTTGGCACATCATCTGATACAGCTGCACATACATTTGTAAGTGCTGATACAGACGCAGTAACTGTTTACTCTGCACAAAATGCAGAGTATGATAAGTGTCGTAGAGACTCTGGTTTAGTTATTGAAGGCATTCTTCACGATCTTAAGTATGGTGGAAATGCAAGCACGGTCTTCAATACTCTAAGGTTTTTTAATAAATCAGATTTAGATAATATTAGATTATATGTTGATGATCCTGCAATAGAAGTTGCAAGATACACCGCAGTTTTGAATAGCATTAGTGATATTTTTGGTTTATCAAATGAAACATATTTTACTCCAGGACCAGCAACAACTTATGATCCAGCAACTGGTGATTTAACCCTTGATATTGGAACTAACAATCTTGTTCCAGGACTAAGAGTTCAATTAGCACCAAACTCTTTAACATTTACTTGTGCATTAGATCCATCAAAAGAAAAAACTTATCCAAGAGCAAGCGGTGAAGATGGAACTCTTGTAAATCCAGGATCAAATAACAATATTGGAAACCCAGATCCTGCATACAATACCGCTGTTGAAATTACCGCTAGAACAGCAACAACAATCACTGTTAATGTTGGTATTTCTTCTGATACTTCTGCTCATACTTTTGTGAGTGCTGATGCAGATGCAGTTAAGGCATATCAACCTACTTATTTTACTCCTCAGGTAAGTGGAACTTCTTATGATCCAGCAACTGGACTATTAGTTTTAAATATTGGTTCGCATAGTATTCAACCTGGTACTTCTGTTCTTCTTCAACCAGAATCTCTAGGATTCACATGTACTTCCGATGGCAATACTGTTACTAAACTCTATCCTAGAGCAAGTGGAGAAAATGGAATTGGTATTGGAACTAGTAATAGCGATAATACTGGTAAGGCAGACCCAGCATACAATAGAGGTGTGAGAGTTGTGTCTGCGGATGCAACTACTATTACTATTGATGTAGGAACATCTTCTGATACTGCTACACACACCTTTGTGAGCGCTGATCCTAATGCTGTTATAGCATTTGCTCCAACTACTCCATACTTAAGTCCTTTGAGAGGATATAGTGCGTATGCTGGTATATCTGGAACATTGCCTAGTGTTGAAGATGGTGCATATTCTGTTGTTAGTAGTCTAATTAATATTCTCACAACTGCACTTACTGGAACTGGTAATTATAGTTCTATTCCAGATCCAGTTGGTTCTGCTGCTGGTGAAATGTGCATCTATAGAGATGGGTTGGTAATGACTCATGCAGCTGCATTTGATCCATCTCTATTGAAAGAAAAAACTTCGTATCAAATTACAAGTTTGTTTAATGATAATGTTAATTTGTGGATGAGAATTAAAATTCCAAGAGGAGCAGAACTTCTTCAACTTGGTCAAGGAATTTATTTCAACAAAAATGCATCTACAAATAACGTTAGAGATGGAGCTCAAAACGTTTTACCAGATGGATCTATCTGGCACGTTTTTGCGGTAGGAAATATAACTAGTGATAATACTGGTGTCTATCAGGAAGTTAGACTATCTAAGCATCCAAATAACGAAGAAATTTATACTGCAGTTGGTGAAGGATCTACTTCTAATGCATCTAATCCATGGGTTAATAATTCTACAAAAGCATATCCAGATGTAGAAGAGTTTGTTATTGAAGAACTTGTTGATGAAAATGATGCACTAATATCTTTCCCTGCAGGTTCAGACACCTTAGATATTTCTGCATCAGGATTTACACTTCAAACTCCAGTTCCATTCCTTTTACCAGATGATTCTAGAAAATATAAAGGACAGAATTATACAGATGGATCTTTAAATGATCAAGCTAATTCTTATTCTGATGGTTCATTCCCTTACTTATATCCATCTGGTGCTACGCCAGATGATACAAATGCATCTGGATATATTGATTCCACTCTTGGTGGTAGTACAGGAATTTCTACATTAAAACAGCAATTTAATTATGTAAACAGAAGATTGTATAAGAACTGGGTTTGGTTTAATGTAGATCCAAGATACTATAAAGTTTATGAGTATCGTGTTCCTCGTTCTAGAATGAGTGGAGAAAAACTAAATGGTATTACAACTGATATTGTTTATAGTGATAACGTATTAGATAAGAGAGCAGGTGATCCTGTACAAGATCCTACAACACAAGATCAATTACAGTTTGAAAGTGTTTGGGATTTAGATCCAACCAAAGTTACCATGTATAAGATTGAATTCTCATGGTATGGTGCTGTTGGTGCTACTTTCCTTGCATATGTTCCTGTGGGTAATGGTGAAGCAAGATGGGTAAGAGTTCATCATTTAAGAGCATCTAACCAATTAAAGGTTGCTTCTCTTGGTAATGCTACGCTTCCAATTACATATATGGTATATGGTGGAGGAAGTCAAAACAGATATGGATATCAAAATTCTGACAGAAAATTCAATAATTCTTCTGGATATGGGTCACTTTCAGAACAACTAGTTAAGTATGGTGCTTCATACTATATTGATGGTGGTGATAGAGGAACTGTAAGACTCTTTAGTTATGCATCAGAAACACTAAAAGAGATTGGAGGATCTAAGTATCTAATACAAGCATCTCAAAATCCTAACTTGTTTGATAGTGCTAACACAAAATTAGAAGTAGCTCTAGGAAGCACTTATGTAAATGCTCCAGCACTTACAATTGCTAATACTAATGGTGCTCCTCCTATTAGTGACTACTATATTAATGCTAGAGTTATTACTGGTAGTGCAATTGACCAAGATATTAGAGTTGTTTGGGCAGATTCTTCTAACGGAAGATTGTATTTAAGTAGAATCTTAACTGCAACTACTGGTGATATATCTTTAGTGGTTGATAGATCACAACCTCTTGTTGGTATTAAGTGTAGAAGAGAAATTAATGGTGTTAGAAACAGAGTTCAAATTTATCCAACAAGACTGGCAACTGGTCTTACTACTGCATCAGAATCTGTTGCTATTCAACTAATCAAATCTCCATTATTCCAAACGTTTGATGTTCCAGAATCTGGAGCAATTATTTCTGTTAATAGCGCTATCAATATTGGTAAGAGAGGAAAGAAAGTTCTTCTATCTTCTACCGATATTACTGAAACTGGAACTTATTTACTAGAAGGTCAGAAGACTTATGGTTACTTTAGATATACTTTAGTTAATGATACTTCTAGTGTTGCATCTACAGTTCTTGGACTACTTGAAAAGACTGATGGTGAATACTACTTTAGTGCTAGCGAAGTAAGTATTAATGAACTCAATATTAGAGGAACATTCTTAAGAATTAAGAACTGGTCTGGACCTGGACCATCTGATCCAGATCTTACAACTACTGTAGAAAACTCAACGTTCAATGGATTCTTTACTTCTTCCCTATCAAGACTATCTGCAGTTGCCATAGATACTGAACAGAGATCTCCGATTCCTGGAACTGGTACTGTTGTTACTACATTATTTGCACCAAATACTGGTGAGCAATATGAGTTACAACCATACTTTGATTACAATAAAGATTACCTATCATTCCCATTAACTGATTTAGTTGATTCATTGTATATCTGTGCATCGTCTAAATCATTCTATAATGATGGAGATGGAACTGGTTCTTATGGAAAACGAGCAGAAATTTTAGCAAGTCTTACTTGGGAGGAGCAGTGATACATGGCAAGAGACATTAAAGTTGGTAATGATAAAAGACCAGCTCCTTTAATTAATCAAAATGTCCCGTTGTATAATCTAACAACGGGACAAGTATTAACTGATGAAGGTGGAACACCAATTGTATCTGCTGAAGATACTTTTCTAACTTCTGAAGCTTCATCTGCTAAAGCAACTTCTATTGTATATACAGATGAACCTAAAGTTACAAAACAAAAAAATGTAAAGTTGAGTGGTAAAAATTTTAATGCAACTGGAAATACAATAACTGCAGAACCTGGAACAGGATTGTTTACACAAGAGTTGAGTATTGGTGATAAACTTTTACTTCCAACTGGATTTACTGGATCTACTAGAGTTTATGAAACTAGAACAGTAACAAGTGTAGACAATAATGATACATGTCAAATTGCTACTGTTGTTACACAGAATTTAGAATTATTTGGTGAACTAATAAAAGTAACTTCTTTTGTTGTCAATCCAAATTTAAAAATAGAAGAACAGTTTCCTGCATTTTCTGAAGTAAGTACGACAATTTTAGGATATCTTAAAGCAGAAGAACAATTAGGATTATTTTCTAATGTATCTACTTATGGATTAGATGAAGATGAATTTATATTTTATAGAAGAGATAGTGCAGATCCTAATGGTGGTGTTTTATGGGAAAATAGAAAGAACAAAATATATGGAGACCACTATAGATCTAGAGCACGTGAAGTAAAAGAAGAAGCTGCAATTGCGCTAGAATCATATAGAGTTCCATATGCATATCCATATGGACCTAGAGATGGATCATTTTCTTCTGAGGCATACGTTAAATTTAATACATTTTTAAAAATAGGTGCATTACTTTATGATGAATATAAAGATTCTAATCCAGAATATGCGCTAAATTTTTTGCCGTATGTTCCAAATCATGTAGAACTATTTGATGTAGAAGATGGTCCTAATGTTCAGACTGATGAACTTGGAAATACAATAATAAGTTTTGAAGATGGTGAGACAATTACAAGAACTGATACAAATCAAGTTATTGGTACAGTAAAAATCTATAGAATGGTTGATAGAGTGATGCATTTTAATGAAGATATTGGATATGTATTTACTAATAGTCAACCAACAGTTGAATTTATACCAATTGTTGGATCACAATCTGGATCTACTGCAGAGATTAGATATGACATGACTTATGGTAGTGATGATTTATATTTTTCTAACCTTATTACTCCATTAAATCCATATTACAATTCAAATGAAGAGTTGTTTGCGCAAATTGATACTTGGACTGAAGTCTATAGAAAAATGATAAAGGGCGAATTTCTTCGTCCTAATCTTTCTCCTCTTGATGCAGATTATGTTCAAAATTTAAATAAAATTTTAACTTATATTCAACAACCACTTGAACTTATTGGAACGATATTATCAGATGAGTTATCACGTCCAGGATATTCAACTGGACTGCAAACAAGAGGTTACCTTGAATCTAGAAAAGCTTTTAGATATCAACCAGGAAGAATTAGTGGTTATACTTTTGGTGTAAGAGCATCTAATGATGCTAGGGATGATAATAATGTTATTATTGAATGGGGTATTGGTAATAATACAGATGATTTAGTTTTTCAAATAAGAGGATCTAACTTCAGTATTGTAAGAAGAAGTATTGTACCTTTAGAAAATGATGTATTAGAAGAAAATAAATTAAATCCTGAAGATCAAATTCTAATAACAAAAGATACTCAAAACAATTCATTTAGTGGACTTGATAACAAACAAGTATATGAGACTGTTATCTCTAGAGATAAATGGAATGGTGATCAATTAAATGGTAATGGTCCTAGTGGATACTTATGGAGTGCTGAAAATGTCACTATGTATAAGATTGAATTTGGATGGTATGGTGCTATTGGTGTTCAATTTTATGCATATGTTCCTGTAAATAATGGTGAAGCAAGATGGGTTAAGTTACATAGACTTATTATTGAGAACAAACTTGGCAAACCCTGCATGGGAGATCCATATTATAAATTTAGATATTCTCTCATAACACTTGATCACATTAATGTTACGACACCTCAATACATATACAAATATGGAACGTCATGTTATATTGACGGAGGTGATGAGGGAACACTTAAGGTTGGATCTGCTACATCAACATTAAAGACTGCACCTCTTGAATCTGGTGGAGCTGAACTGTCTACTACTGTAGTAGCAATTCAACCAAAAACTATATTATCTAATTCTTTGGGTGAAATTATTAAAAATAAAAAACAAATATTCCCTAGAAAATTATCTGTGTCATCTTCTGGACTTACAGAAATAACAGTTGTAAAGTGCAAAGCATGTCCTGGATTTTCTCATACTTATCAACCAAATTTAAACTCAGGATATTCGGGTGACGAAAGAACATTTGTATTTCCTGCCATTCCTGGTGGATATGATAGGAGCAGAGTAATACTAAAAGAATTGACCAAAGAAGTTACTGCATCTTCTGGAAATACAATAACTCTATCTGATGTTGATTTTATTAGGATTGGAGATATTGTTGATCTTAACAATAGCATTTCTGAAATTCCATCTGAAACAATTATTACTGATATTGATACCAATACAAATGTAGTTACTTTAAGTAATTCTTTAACAAGTGTATATACTGGAAACGTTCAAATACAACCTGTATTTTTAGATCAGGATTTAAAAGCAAAACTAATTGCTTCTAGAATATACAACACGTATATTTTAGAATATGATGATACTAGTTTATTAAGTATTGGTGGACAAAACTTATATACTGCAGCAAATTTAGGAACAATTGATAGCGAGGCAGTTGCTGGAACTCAGCAACTTAAATTAGAAGATTACTTAATCAGTAGAACAATACCTAATTTCTTCAGAGAAGGTCTTGGTTTTTCTTTATATCCTTCTGAATTTAATGGTAGATTATCTAGGTATAATGCACTAGCTGCTTCACCTATTCCTGTAGTTGGAACAAAAAATACATTATTATTCTTATCAAGTGGGAAACTTGACGGAGGATCATATTCTAGTGGGCAATTTGCAGATTATAAAATAGGAATTACTTCTTTAAGACCAGAATTTGACGGAGTTGATACAATAAATTGGTATGATTCTCAAGGAAATCTTAGAGAATTCACAGATGATTATAAATTATTTGCAGAAAAATTTTCTGAAGGAATTAGTCGTGATTTAGATGGATATGAACGAGGTGAATTTAATTCTGTAGGACAAAGAGCATTTACAATTGACTATAGAATTCCTCAACCAGATGGACCAAACACTGGGTCTTGTGCTTATGTAAACATAACTACTGAACAAGCTCAGTTTATTCAATGTCAACAAGTTTATGGAACTGAGTTGCCTCTTGCAGATGTTCAAGCAAGCAATCCTACTTTTGATCCAAATGCTTATTACATAAGATCAACATCGTTCCCATTTAACTTTAACCCACAAAATGCTGAGGTTGGATTTAATCAAAGTGATCCACAAAATGCTACAAATCCACCAGTAAATGGATCTGGAATTCGTTTTGATTCTGATATAATAACTTATAGTGATTCCTCATCTGATCCACAAAATCCTGTTACTTATAAACTTATTAAATTAACAGATCATCTTCCTGGACAACCTCAATTTAATATCACTACTCTTATTATATGGTATATTCCTATATCTCTTGAAAGTTTTAGGAAGTTAGCAACAAAAGCTTTTGATTATAATCCATTCCCATTATACTTTTTTGTTGAGATGAAAGATGGTGCTAGAGCAAACGGTCTTGAGATAAAAGAAGAAGGAGAAAATGTTAATTCATATAATCCTAATTGGTTTGTATCTAACAGTATGACTGTTACAAATGAAGATATTGAAATTGGTCCTATTGGAGACACAACGGTGACAACTGGAAGTTTGAATGAAGCACCACCAAATTTTGTTGACAGTGATAGGTTGTCGTCTGCACTTATTGATGTTCAAAATCAAGCACAATTAAGACCATATGAAATCATTGATAAAATTTATGTTGGGCAAGGAACCAAAACGATAGACTATGATAAAATATTTAATTTTGATAAGGAAACTATTACACCAGATCTTCTAAATACTACAGCATACTTCTTTCTAGCAACATCAAAAGAAACAGATCCAACTAATGATAGAAGTATACAAGGAACATTAACTTACGTAGAGCAGTAAAAATATGGCTATTAAAAATGATAGGATATTTGGACTTTCTGCTTCTTTATCGCTTGCTGATATTCCAGACAGGAATACCGCTTTGGTGAATCTTGGTATCAATAAACAAGATCTTGAAGTTATTAGAGATATATCTACGCTTGAATTTGACAGGGAAGATCTTCAAACTATTTCTAATTTAAATGTTCCTGTATGGAAAACTTTTGATAGATACATAAACGATGTTACGACTTACTCTGGTCTTTTATCTGATTCTGGTGGTGCCGATTTTCAATTAAGAGGGAATCTTAAAGTTGCTGGTGGAATTGGTTCTACTGCTTTTAGGTATCCTATACTAGATACAGAACCAGATCCTTCAACTCCTGGATCTACACCTGTTTTAAAATGGGGTGACATCTCTACATCAAGAGTTAGTTCTTGGAGCACTATTGGCAATACCATTTCATATGGTGCTGATGTAGAAATTGGTGGAACTTTAAAAGTTGGTAAGATAAAAACAAGAACGATTGCAAATACAAAACAATTTGATTCTGAAGTTCCAACTCATAGAATTAAAATTAATTTAAATGGAGTTGACAAATACATCTATGCAATGAAAGGTATTCCAATTAAATTTACTGGATACTTTAGAAATTTTTTGGCAGAAATTGAAACCAACGGAGGAGTGTCTGCAAGTTGGAGAGTCATATCAACTTCAGGAATAGAAGACTTTTCAAATCTTGGAAATAGATTGGATTATAAAAATCCACTTGCAGATCAAAGAACTATTGAAATTTATAAAAATCCTCTTCAAATTACATCCATATCTATTTCTAATAGTAATATAAGATCACTTCCAAAAATAAGATTTGATCTTTTAAATAATTTTATTTTTCAAAACAATGGACTTGTAGATTTTCCAGATGTAAATTTCTTAGCACCTTCTTTAGAAAAATTAGATTTACGAAATAATAAATTTTTTAATTCTAGTGATGCAAATGAAAGAAGATTAAACCAAAACATCGCTGATAAATTACCAGGTACACTTAGAGAAATTTATTTACAAAATTGTTTTGTTGGTGGTATTGAACAAGGAATTTTTACAAAATTTGAAGATCTAATACGTTTAGATATAAACACTCCTGACAATATTAGTAATATATTCTACCCAGATACTACAAATCCTAATGGAGAATTGCCTTTCTTTTTTGGCGATATTAATAATACTGATACGCATAAACTTAGATATTTAAATGCGTCTTCTAATGACTTTAGAAGCATAGGATCACCAAATAATGCAAACAATGAACTATCAATAGAACAATTAAGTTCTTTAGAAACATTACTTGTATATTCTAATCGCAATTTAGAAAAAAATAATTTTCAAATCGCTAGTAATAATATCGTAACAGTTGATATTGGAGCTACTAAACTTAGTTGCCCTAACATGCAAAACAAAGGTGCTTTAGTTACATTTTCTTCTGCATTTAATCAAACTGGATTTGGATCGTTGTTTAATAATTGGGATGGAACTTTACCTGAACCAGTAGGATTGACAGATGCTTCTTATAAGTTTAGTGGATGTACAAGTCTTACAAATTTTTCTTTATATTCAAACACTTCTGTGTCTGGGTATATTCCAAAATTTATAGGGAACAGAAGTTTGAGAACTCTTGATCTTCGTTTTTGTAACAATTTAATTGCAGGAAGACCAGAAAAAGGAACAGACATAAAATGTTTATATGATGACACTTTTGTTGATGCTGTATCTCTAGAAAATTTTTACTTGAGTGTAAACAATGTAAATTTTGCTGGTCCTATAGATGTTAATACTTTCTTACCTGTAGAAGATACTCTTAGAAGTCTTCGTTTGTATGCTACAGGAAGATTTACAGGAGCATTTCCAAACTTAGAAACTTGTACTGCATTAGTAGATGTTAGAAGCAGTGATCAAGGATGGTCATCCACATTACCAAATTTTGCTAGTGCAAATAACATAGTAAATATTTTCTTACAATCCAATAATTTTACAGGAAATTTGCAATACAATAATAAACCCTCTTTGACCTATATAAATGTTTCAAATAATAATTTAGATTCTATTTCTAGTGGTTTTAATGTAGTTAATTTAAAAACTTTACTTGCATCTTCTAATAACTTTACTGATAGTTTGCCTAATTTAGGAGTGTCTTGTCCTATTGTAGAAACAGTTGATTTGTCTAATAATCAATACACTAGTTACGCTAGGGGTTCTGGACTTGAGTCATTATCAAAATTAAAATTTTTAGATCTTTCTTCAAACATATTATCTAGAACTGCAGTTGATAACATATTATTTGATCTTGTTGATAACTATAGTGTATTTAATCGTAGATCTGTAGTAGTTAATTTAAGTGGATCAAATGATTCTCCTTCTCCATATCCTGTAACGCCTGGAATTATATCTGCGTTTGATCCTATTAATCAACCTACAATTGAAAATGGTGTGATAACTGGATTTGGTAATAATATTAATGTCCCTCTTAATTACTTCCCTGTAAATCAAAGTTATACGTTAAATTTTAGTGGTGGAAGTGGAGTATCATCTCAAATAAAATTTGATGTTTCTTCTAGTTATGATCAAAATGTTGTTACGCAAATATCAACTTCATTTAATGCCCCTAGAAATGTTCAACCGCAAGGTATAGTTGATGGATTAGGAACTTATACTGCTCCATCTTCTCCATATAATTCTGGTAATTTTACAGATCAAAATCCACCAGCAGGAGGTGTTGCAGCCTCTGTTACTATTACTACTGATGTAAATGGTGAAGTTACTAATGTAGGAATTTTATCTGGTGGTCAAGGATATACTGCAGGAGATACTATTACCGTTCAAAACACTATTGTAATTAATGTTGCTAGTGTTTCTGATACTCCATCTCCATATACTAGTGGAACATTTGCTGATGAAAATCCGCCAGCAGGTGGTAGTGCAGCTCAAGTATCTGTTTCTGTTGATGGTACTGGAAAAGTAACAGGATTAACTTTAGTTTCTGGAGGGGCAGGATATACTGCAGGAGATACTATTACCATACAAAGCGATGTTACTGTTAGTGTTAGTTCTATTATTGAAAGATATTATAATAGTGCATCCTATAATGTAACAATAAATAGTGGTGGAGCTTTTTATTCTGTTGATGATCAATTAACAACACCATCAAACATTAGATTTGAAGACATAGATGGAAATATAATAACTAGAGAATTGAATTTGACAGTTCAAAGTATTACTTCCGTAGTAGACACTAGTCTCTTTGTTGGTATTGCAGCAGCAGAATTTTTAAGATCAAAAGGTTGGTCAGTTCAGATAAGTAACTAATGGCAATAACATCTAATCAAGGATATGTCAGAGATTTAAATTTAGAAGAAACTCCTGACAAAACTTTAACTATAAACAACTTAGGTAGTGGTAGTATTTCAAGTGACCTCTCAGTTTTTTATGCCAATACTAAAAATTCAACTAAACTTTTATATAAACCAAATGAAGAGGGATTTTCTGTATCTGTTTTAGGGCAAAGTACTTTATTTACTTTTGATCTTTTGTCTTGTTATGGAAATGGTGATGTAATATATTTTAAAGGCGCAAGAAAAATTGATAATATTGTATATGATTATCAAAATGATGAACTAACAATTACATTTGCCAGTCCTCATGAATTAACTAATATTTCTATTGGTAGTAGAATGACAATAGTTGATTCTTATTTTGATGGTCCTTCACCTATATTTTTTAATAACAAAGGATTTTTAATAAAATCTATTACCTCTGTTAATAGTTTGGTATTACAAGATATTGGGTATTCTGAAAGATTTACTAATCCTCCTGGAAACTTTGCTCCATCCGCTAATCTTCCTCCAGATCAAAGTACCAGGTATGTTTATGCTGTAAATGAATACTTGCCTTTGCCAAGTCCTTTATCATATAGTCAGCAATACTATGTGGTTTTGTCTAATGGAACTGATAGATTTCAAATTGCAACAGAATATGTAAGAGGTCAATTAGTTAATCCACTTTTATTGTCTGACCCTGTAGATAACCCATTAGTTTTTGAACGTACCAATGAAGTAGTCCAACAAAATTTAATCAATCTTACATTTCCAGATTCTGAATTTGCAGGAGAAGATGAACAATTTTTATTTTCAAATGATATTAGAGATAGAAGTATTAATGATAATTTTGATTACCTTGAAATCATATTAGACTCTTCTAATTTCTTTAAGCAAACAAAATATGTTAGATCAATCAATAATGTTTTTTCAGAAAATCCTATTAAACTTGAAGGCAATTTAACTACTATTGATCCAGATAATTTTAATGATGGGACGGCAGAAATATTTGGAGAAACAAGTCCTGGAATTTTTATCCTTGATCCAAATTCGTCAAAAGAAAATATTATTAAGTTGCGATCTTTTTCTGATAACACATCGCCATGGGAACTTAACTCTTCTATATCTACATTAGAATACTCTGCTGCTTCTTTGGGTGCTGGAAGCGATCCAACTCAGCAAGAGATGAGTATTGGTAACATGATATTAAAAGGAGATCCAATCTCTGTTGACAATATTCAATCTGTGGTTGTTGAAAGTGCTCCAAACATTACTCCAAATCAAAAGTTTACTCACAAACTTCCAGTCCTTATCAATGGTGAAGAATATAATTTACTTTTAACTGATTCAGCTGCCTAGTAAAATATAAAAATTGTTTCCTTCCACATCTTCTATTGGTAGATACTCAGTTACATTTTCGTTGCTGTATGTTATTACATTTCCAGCAACATTAGTGTCGTGTTTAATTTCTAAAGCAGAGTAAGTTACTTTTGAGTCATTATTTAATACACCTCCACCATTACTAGTAAAATCATTTACTAGAGACACATTAAATGGTGTAGTTAATCCAGAAGCATTTGCAGAGAATGGAGGTGATGTATCAGTAGGTTTAAAACATATTTCTCTGTTTACATCTGTTGCTGTAAATACAATGTTTTTAATCTTTGCAGGGTTGTATTCTAGACCAGACAATAATGCAGGGATTCCGCCAATACCAGTAATAGTTAATGTGTTACCGTTAATGTTGGTTACTTGAACTCTACTATACAACTCATCTTCTGTTCCATCTAATCTTTGATCAAAGTTTACGGATGGAAATGCATGTACGAACATGTTTGTTGTGATTCCAGTAACATCGTCTAAAAGAATATCAACACTATTTGAAGTTGTATCAGTTTGCGATGCTAGTAATCTTGCTTTTAAAACTCCTTGACAGAAATTTTTCAAACCATTATCTACAAGACCTGTTGTTTCATAAACATAAAATAATTGATTGCCTATTAAGGTAGTATTAGAATCTTTTAATGAGATTGTTGTTCCGTCATATTCACTTGACAATCTTCCTACTACAGGAGTGCTTACTGGAGTTATGCTGTTAGCAATACTGTCGTTATATACAAAAGAAAGACCATCAGATAAAACAATTTGATTTTCTTTGATATCTGTAAGGTTAAAATCATTTGTTATAGTGTCAATTCTATTCTCATAAACATCACCCGTTCCATATGCAACTAACCCTCTGTGATCAACAAAAGTCAAGTCTGCATTAGTAGTAGTTTGAGTAGGAGATGGATATATCTGTATACTATTATTAACTACAACTGTTATAACTCTAGTCCCTGACTGAATGCCTGGGCCAAATACATAATTACCAATTTCTATTCCTTCCGTTGAACTTGGTGAGTTATTTGAAATGCTGATAGTATCTACATCACTTGTAATATTACATCCACTTATTACAGTTTCTACATCTGCTCTACTATTTGGAAATTTGTAGTATGAAATAATTGGATTTACATTATTTACATTACTATAACTATCTCCAATTCCTGGAGTTTGACTTCCAAAAGTTCCTTGAACATCACCAATAGTTCCTTTTAATCCTACCTCTGTTCCGCCAACACCGATAGAGTTATCAACGAATTCTTTAAAATCTCCGATGTCGTAGTTTTGAAAATATTCTTTACCATATAAAAGTTTATAGTTTATATTTAATTCAACACTAGACGAAGGAGGTATAAAATTAAAGTCAATATTTTTATCTATAAATCTATTTTCTGGAACAGATTCTTGATCTACGAACAAAGTTATTCTTATTTTATATGCTTCCCATGCTACTAAAGAACCTAAAGAAACAGAAGTTGTTTCATTAATCCCAAGTGATTGTGATGTTCCGCTAATAACTGCAGTTTCTAAATCGCTTGATTGATCTAGTTTTGTTTTGTCTACTAGTGTAGTTAATTTAGTAAAGTCATAGTTGTTGTAATCATATGTATCTGTACTTGGATCGTAAGTAAATCCTCTTGATTCGGTTTTGTCGTCAAATTCTACTTTTAAAAAACAATTTGTTCTTATTAATAATGTATGGTTTCCATCAACAAATGGTTTAATGTATCCTTCCCATTGAACTGCTCCAAAAGAAGTGGTAGTTTCTGCTGTAAATCTAGATCCAAAAAGAAAATTCCCATATCCCCATTCGTTATCTGATTTTAATACTAGGTTAGAATTTAAACCAGTAAAGTCACTTGATGCATCTCCAGGAGTTGTTCTTATGATTGCTTCTGTATCATAATAAGATGCGTCAAGTCCATCCCCTCCATAGAAAAATGGATTTGCTGTAGTAAAGTATGCTTTATCAAATCTATTTGATAATGTAATTAAAGGATCGTAAGTTCTTAATTGACCGTTTGATGTTAATTTTTTAACAGTAATATTTGAGACAGATTCAAACGTTGAATTTGTTACATCCGTTAAGTTTATATCTCTTATTACATTTAAATCTTCTGTAGTAAAAGTTTCCGTGCCTGTAGCAAGACCAGATAAAAGGTTGTTGAGTGCTTGAGTTTTATTAGGAACATCAGATAAATTCAGGTCTCTCTTTAATCCAAATTTGTTAAACCTTTTCTTTGCCATCGTTAGAGAACACTTATCATGTTTATTTATTGATAAATAGTGATGCCTTGCTTCTTATAGATGGTAATTAAAAAACCATTAGAAGAAAGGGACCATGATGAAAAGAAAGAATGGTTAGGTGATTTGGTTAAAGTAGTGATACTAATTTGGTCCGCTTCACTTCTAACATTTTCGTATGTTCGTCTTCCAAATGGTCAAAAGATTTTAGACTTTGATCCTACGTTTATTGCTTCTGTTTTTTCTGGATCTTTAGCTGCATTTGGATTGAGCCCTGCTAAAAATGGCGGTGGTGTAAATGCCAAAGTAGTACAGAAAAAAGAACCAGAAGTTATTTCCGCTGTGGAGCCAAAGAAAGATGCAAAAATTAATTAATGTTGTTTCTTTACTATCAGGACTGGTATCCTTATCAGTCTTGGGTGGAGCATTTTATTTGTATAAAAACGTTGACACTCTTGTTGAAGAAGCAAGAGAAAAAGCAACTGAAGAAGTAAAAAAAGCAGTTATGGATGCTGTTCCTGGAATTGTTGGTGGATTGATGCCAGAAATGCCTGAGATACCTAGTATGACTGGAGGTATTGTTAACGAATCCTCACAAAATTCTGTGCCTAATGTTACTGGAGGAGTCATTCCTTTTTAAAATTAATTAAATATATCAGATGAGATGAAAACATATGCCTTCTACTGGATATAAAAAAAGAGCAATCAGCACAAATAGAGATGCTGTTGATAAGTTTTTTCTATACGTTGCTTTTCATTCTGCCTGGACTGCTGTGGTAAATTTTTTCCGTGACTGATGGAAATTCCCGAAATCAATACTAATAATATTAGTATTAGATCCTTAGACATACCAAAAATTACTGACTGGTCATTCAATCAGTCAGTAATTCCTAATGCTTCTCCAGTAACTGTGTATATTGGAGCTCCTATTGTAGATGTACCTGGTTGTGTAGAAGCTCATGAAACTAACAACCCTAAAAACGACAATCTAATTACAGATGACAAAAGAGGTACTCTTACGTTTTGTGACTCTGGCTATCCCAGTTTTAATCCTATTAATTTTGAACCTGAACAGGTAATACCAACTGCACCTGCACCTATACAAACGAGAACTCCAGAAACCAAACCTCCAAAATTAGATATACCTAAAGAAATATCAAAACCTATACCTTCTGTTATACAACCTAGTTGTCCTACTAGAGTACAGGAGTTAAAAAATCCTATAGGAACAATATTACAAGGAAATAAAAAGATTGTAGGATATGAATTGGTTGGAAAAGAATGTATTGAAGTTACTAAAAGTCTTGATATACCTCAACAAATAATCAATAACATACCTAATGCTGGTATGATTATCACGACATCTACTATTGCAGTTGTTGCAACTACTTCAGCATTAATGGCAAAACCACTTGCTGATTTACTTTTAAAAGTATTGAACCCAGCAATTAAAAAAATACTTAAAAAGATTTCTAAAATCAGGGGTAAAGAACCTGAGATTTTATCTGTAAAGGAACGCCAAGATCTACAGCGTTCTTACTCACACGCTGTGAGGGTTTTGAAGGGGAGGGAATAGTGTGTCTATGTGGTTTAATCTCTGTCACATTTTGAACTACAATATCAGCACAGATTTTATAGTAAGGACTGCGAGGATGAAAACTAATTCCTTGCTTTATTAATTCACCACAATTTTTAAGTCTGGCAATTTCAAAATCAAGTCTCTTATTTGCGGTCAGTTGCTTCTGTAAGGCAATTTGAGTTGCTGCTGCCTCTTTACACTGATCTTGTAGTTTCTTGTCTTGTGGGATGCTCCAGGTGGCACTCACACCCAATGAAAGATTGTATGTATCCTTTTGTCCTGTCCTTACTTTTTTTCTAAAAATAATATCTCCTGGATTATCTAAAATTCCATCACCCATTGGTCTGCCATCATCATCAAAGGCACCAAAATTATCTGTGACATCATAAACTGGATCATAATAATATGGTTCGTATGGTTTCTGTGCTGATGCAGCACCAGTAACATATGGTGTAATGTTTAGAGTAGGTCCCTGACACTGGATCCCACCACCGTAAGTGTTTGTGATGTATGGACCTTGTAAAACTTGTATTGCTTGATTAGTAACACTACCTGAAGAATTAGCAACAGGAGCAGCTGTGGCGCTAACACCACCCACAGTCTCAGCGATTGTTTTAGTCGGGGATAGTAATCCAATTACGATTGCTCCTGTTACTGCTGGAATATTGAAGTTGTGTCTGTTATTGACTCTACTGTTGTTTCTCTTTGAATGATTGTTTGATTTACCAATCCAGGACCAGAATAAGTTTCTGTAAATTGAAATGCTCCTCCTTGAGTATAGATTTCCCAACTGGGTCTCTCTGTTGCTCTGAGTCCTGTCCATCTTGATGTCACCCCGTTAATAGTTTGATTTTGTTCTGACACTCCACTTGGAGATAATGGAGAATTTGTTTTTACATTATTTCCAGTAACTGAGTATTGCCACCCAGTTTGATAGTCCATTGAATTAATTGTTTCTACTACTGTGCTTCTTGTTTCTGTATGACTAGTCATTGAACCTTGAGAAAAATTAGGAACAACAGGGACTGCTGCAGATGGTTGAAGCAGTCCATGAATTATTCCTAAAATAAATCCTAATGCGATAGATTCATTTAGACGATCCATTTTATCTTACAGTAATATCACTAACAAATTGTCCTGTTGCTGTAGTTCCTGCCCCACCAGCTGTTAAAGTAACTGCTCCTGCAGTGTCAATAGTTCCTGCAAGTGCTCCAGCAGTTCCACCAACCTGTGTGGTTGTGTTACCATAGAGGTTTGCAGTATCAATCTGACCAGAAGACAATGCTGTCTGTGTCGTAACTACAGTATCTCCAATTAATTGATTCTCTGAAAAACTAAATGCCTGACCATCGTTATTGATTGCATAAGAACCAGCGTTAATAGTTGCTGGTGCAGTTGCAGAACTACCAGTAAGACCACCAAGAGTAGTAACTGCGATGTTATCTCCTGATACAGAATAAGAAGAACCAATTCTGGTAGACTGTACTGCTGGACCTTCTACTGAAAGTTGAACTGATGACGAAATTTTATGTGTAATATCGGCATGTGCTGGTGCCGCCATCAATAACATTGCAAATGGAATTAATTTTCTCATGATTTCCATTTAATTGGATCCATATTTATTTATGTTTTGGTCACCTGATAAACTGGCACACTCTTAGATTGACAAACCTTTACATTTCCTATATAATATTGTCATACTTCGTTACAAAACAAATGACTGTTACTAAAAATGAGTTTGGTCAAATGAATATGTTTGCCAAAGAACCTTCTATGTATATGACGAAGGAAGATCTTGAGCGTTATGGTATTGAACCTTATGCTGAGAAGGCAGAAAAAGCAAATGGTCGCTGGGCGATGCTCGGAATCATCGCTGGTGCTGTATCATATGCTCTTACTGGAAATCTCTTTTTTGGAGTAGCTTGACAATGGTGGCACTTTCCTTTACAATCATATCCGTTGCTTGGTTCGTTCTCCTGGCAGCATCCGTTGAAAAAATCTGCGAAACTTACTAATGGCTTTTACTATCACCGTTCAATCTGCTGAAGGCGAAACTACTTTTCAGTGCGAAGATGATCAGTACATCCTTGACGCTGCTGAAGAGGCAGGTGTTGACATGAACTACTCGTGTCGTGCTGGTGCCTGCTCCTCGTGTGCTGGTAAACTGGTTAGCGGCACTGTAGATCAGAGCGATCAATCCTTCCTGGATGATGATCAAATTGATGCTGGTTTCATCTTGACCTGTGTGTCATACCCCACCAGCGATTGTGTTGTTATGGCAGACCAAGAAGAGAACCTTTACTGATGAATCTTACACAAGATGAACTTTGGAATACAATTGACACCCTTGGATGGGATGTCAGACATGACAATATCGTAATTGAAATTGGTGGCACAGTAGTTTCTGGCATCCACCAAGGTGAGAATTACAACAAAAAGTGGGCAACTCAGTATGGTGTGCGTAAATATAATAAGGATGCGTTTATCGTACTCAAAAATCTATCTAGAAATGATGACACCAAGTCTCAACCCATGGATAGAGAACATTTACCACATCATTTAAAAGATGCCGAACCCAAACCACCTGTATAAAGATATGCAGAAACTGGATGACATGTATAAAGAACTTCTGTGGCATCCAGACGACGAGCTACAATTCACCCACGATGGTGAGAAAATAATTATCACAAACAAAACACTGGAGAAATAAAAATGAAATTTGGATTTACCCCTGAGGCAGAGATCCTCAACGCACGTCTGGCTATGCTCGGTTTCGTAGCAGCAGTCGGTTCGTATATGCTGACAGGACAAGTCATCCCTGGCATCTGGTAAGCATAAATACTTGTTCTCCGCTACCCTATAATGGCACTTTTAGCAATAGCATTAATCCTTATTAGTACCTTTGCAGGTGCGGCTTTGCTAACACAATCTGGTGAAGAGTAAAAAATGATACAGTTTTGTATCACTATGATACAAAACTAATGCTATATAATATGTCCTCTGATGAAAATCAATGAACTTCACCACGACCACTCTATTAATTGGATCTGCTACAACTCTTTTTAGTTGGTCTGTTCTTTCCCCAATCATGTCATGATACATCTTGACTAAATAACAATTGAATATCGTCGTCGCGACCAAAGAGACCTCTGCCAACTAACAGAAGGTCTCTTTTTTTATTGTTTACAAATAAATTCATGATTGACACACAAATGTTTCACATCTACGAGAAGAAAACCAATAGACCTGTCAAGGTTTGTATGACAGTTGAAGAACTGGAACAACTGATTGCAAAAAGAGAGGTCAACTGGGTGGACTGGGACATCCAACCATGCTATAATACTTTCAGTTCGGAAGACCACTCCTACTGAATGAGCACAAATACTCATCTTTAGGAGCTTGACGGATTACCGACTCACTGCTAGAATAAATACATCGGCAAGTTAAGGAATCAACACATTTCTTTACTTTTTGTAACACGCCTTACCAAGACTAAACAGCGTGTCTAAACAACAGTCTTTCATATCCCAGACTTAGGGTGTCTGGGAAATAGTAACTCCACCATTCCCTGATGGTCTTACTTTCTTTTTAAATTGCAATGGCTACAACTCTTTCAAGGCAACAATCAACCCCATGGCAGAATTTCTGTGAGTGGGTAACTTCAACAAATAATCGTCTTTATGTCGGTTGGTTCGGTGTACTGATGATCCCAACACTGCTTGCAGCAACTACCTGCTTCATTGTTGCATTCATCGCAGCACCACCAGTGGACATTGATGGCATTCGTGAACCTGTTTCTGGTTCACTCATGTATGGCAACAACATCATTTCTGGTGCAGTTGTCCCAAGTTCAAATGCAATTGGTCTTCACTTCTACCCCATCTGGGAAGCAGCATCTTTGGATGAATGGCTTTACAATGGTGGTCCTTTCCAACTGGTAGTCTTCCACTTCCTTATCGGCATCTATGCATATATGGGACGTGAGTGGGAACTTTCTTACCGTCTAGGTATGCGTCCATGGATCTGTGTTGCATACTCTGCACCAGTTGCTGCTGCGAGTGCAGTATTCCTAGTCTATCCTTTCGGTCAAGGATCTTTCTCAGATGCAATGCCCCTCGGAATCTCAGGAACCTTCAACTACATGTTGGTCTTCCAAGCTGAGCATAATATTCTCATGCATCCCTTCCATATGCTCGGCGTTGCTGGGGTATTTGGTGGCAGTTTGTTTAGTGCTATGCACGGAAGCTTGGTTACTTCTTCTCTCGTTAGAGAGACGACTGAAACCGAGTCCCAAAACTACGGTTACAAGTTCGGACAAGAAGAAGAGACATACAACATCGTAGCCGCTCATGGTTACTTCGGTCGTTTGATCTTCCAATACGCTTCATTCAACAACTCACGTTCACTGCACTTCTTCCTTGCCGCATGGCCGGTTGTAGGAATCTGGTTCACTGCATTGGGCGTAAGCACCATGGCATTTAACCTCAATGGATTCAACTTCAACCAATCAATCCAGTCCTCCGATGGACACGTCGTTAACACCTGGGCAGACATCCTCAACCGAGCAGGTCTCGGAATGGAAGTCATGCACGAACGTAACGCTCACAACTTCCCGCTCGATCTTGCGTCAACTAGCTCCACACCTGTGGCCCTAGTTGCACCATCTGTCGGTTGAGTTAGTTAGAAAAACTGAATAACAAGAAAGAGACCTTCACGGGTCTCTTTTTTTATGCTATAATGACCTTATACGAATCAAACCAGTGACCCTCTCCCAGACCATGAAGGCAAAGTTCTTTGCCGAAGGACATGAACTCCCCACCTGTGTGAATGATGGATGTGATAATAAGGTTCTTGTTCGTGAATGGAAGTATTGGAGCTTCAAATCTGAATGTTCTCGTTGCACTAATGCTCGTAAAAAAGGAAAAACTATTCCTGGCGTAAATATTCACAAGAAAGACCACTGTGAAAACCATGACGGACAACTTGGATTCAAGTGTCCTGTTCCTCGTGATGGTTGGATTGGTTTCCAAAACTCTCTTGACCTTGACCATCTTGATGGAAACCACTATAATAATGTTCCAAGTAATGTGAAGACTTTCTGCAAACTTTGTCATGGTAGAAAGTCACTTGAAAATGGTGACTGCAACTCTAATAAATCTTCTGCTCGCAATATTGGATGAATAAAATTTTACTAGGAGACTGTCAAGAAGTTCTCAAAACAATTGATGATGAGACTGTGCATCTTACTTGCACGTCTCCTCCATATTATAATGCAAGGTCTTATTCTATTTGGCCCACTTATGATAAGTATTTGCAGTTTCTTACTAATGTATTTGAACAAGTTCTGCGGATTACTAAACCTGGAAGAATGTGTGCCGTCAATCTATCTCCTGTGATTCAGGCAAGAGAAAGTAGAGCACATGAGAGTAAGAG